TTTTGCATAGACATGATTTGAGCTTTCTGCCTGTGTTGCGTTTCTCCGACCTTCACAGGCTTTTTTGTAATTTTTAGTTACCACACCATATCAAATACTTTCATAAATTCGCAACATGGCATTTTCCTTAAGAAATCTATTTAGGCGCAATCTTGAAAATCCAGCTACAAGTCTGGCTAATCCAGCTATGTGGCTTGTCAATATGTTTGGCGGGGTAACTTCAGGTGGTATCACAATAACGCAGGATAATTCGCTTGGCATAACTGCTGTTTGGTCTGCGGTGAATAGAATTTCAGACAACATTGGTACAATGAAAGTCGATGTCATTGAAGAATTACCGACTGGTGAAAAGATTATTAGAAACGATCATCCAGTAGCAAGGCTTTTAAATGAGCCATCTTACAGATACACCAATATCACTTTTTTAAAGACGATTCAGGGCTATGCTACTCTTGCTGGGAATGGTTTTGCTGCGATTGTTAGAGATCCTCGCACAGCAAGACCAACGGAAATGATAATTGTACATCCCGGCAATGTTGATTATATACTCGAAAACAACAAGCTTTATTACATTGTCAATGTTGATGACAAGAAGTTCTACATTGATAGCAGCGAACTAATCCACATTCCCGGACTTGCGATGTCTGACGATGGTATAATGGGGCTTTCACCAATATCTATACACAGAGAGACACTTGGGTTCAATGTAGCGACAAAGCAATACGGCAACAAGTTGTTTCAGAATGGTGCGCACATGAGCGGTTACATTACTACTGATGTGCCATTGACAGCAGAAGCCAGAGATAGGGTGACAGATAGCTTCTCCAAGAACTATTTAGGATTGTCAAACGCAGGCAAAGTACCTGTTTTGGATGTTGGTATGAAATTCGTCCCATTGTCACTTTCTCCTGACGATGCCCAATTTGTCGAAAGTCACAAGCTATCCATTCCAGAAGTAGCAAGAATATTCAATATACCTCCGCACCTTATTGCAGACCTTGACAGAAGTACGTTTAACAACATAGAGCAGCTTTCTCGCGAGTTTGTGACCTACACACTAAGGCCTTGGATTAAACAATGGGAAGCAGAATTGAATAGAAAGCTATTTCTCGAAGAAGAAAAAGGCCGTTTTAGAGTGCGATTCAATATTAACTCACTTCTTAGGGGTGATACAGCTTCGCAGTCGCAGCAGATTGATACGGTAATGAAATGGGGTATAATGTCTATAAACGAAGTCAGGCAGACTTTCTTTGATATGAATCCGATAGATGGCGAAGTAGGAGACAAAAATTTAGTGCCTTTAAATATGGTAGATCCACAGCAAGGCAATAACGAAAACAATACTGAAAATGTCTAAAGAAGTTAGGATATACGAAATGAAAGCGACAGAAGTCAAAGATGGCAATTACATCTATGGCTATGCTGCTTTGTTCAATTCAATGAGCGAGGAGCTTTATGGATTTAGAGAAATCATTGATCCCGGAGCTTTTGACCAAACAGATATTAGCGATGTAAGGGCCTTGTTTAATCACGACAATAATTTACTGCTTGCCAGAACGAAGTCCGGAACTCTTGACCTCGAAATAGATGGCAATGGGTTGCGCTACGAATTTGAAGCTCCAAACACCAGCTACGGTAAGGACTTGGTAGAATTGATGAAAAGAGGCGATGTGACGCAGTCAAGTTTTGGCTTTACAATTGCTTCTGATGGGGAATACTGGGAGGTCAGAGATGGCGAAATGCCAATAAGGCATATTACCAAAGTTCAAAAGCTTTACGATGTGTCTCCGGTCACTTATCCTGCTTATCCTGACACTTCGGTAGCTGTAAGATCACTCGAAGCTTTTATGTCTCAAAAAGCGCATGTAAAAAAGGAAAAAGAATTTGATGCTGAAAAGCATTATGAGCTATATTCAAAAGAACTTAACTTAAAAGGTAAGTTAATTAAGTAATTCATTCAAAATTTAATAAAAACATGACTATCAAAGAGCTAATCGAAAAGAGAGCCGCTGCTTATAATAGTATGAAAGACCTTATCAGCAGGGCTAAAAACGAAGGGCGTGAAATGTCTCAAGATGAGCAAAATCAATGGGATAAATGGAACGCAGACTTTGACAATTTTACCAATCAGATCCAGATTGAGGAAGAAATGCGCTCAAAAGAGTCAAGCATGAGTAATCCTGCTTTTTCTTTGGAGCAAAAGAAAGTAAATGTAAATCCTGACGAGCAGTATCGTGATGCTTTCTCTACCTACATGAAAAGAGGTAACGAAGGATTGACAAACGAACAACGTCAGCTTCTTCAAACTCGTGGTACAGCTACTCAAATTGCCAGCACTACTACTCTTGGTGGTTACCTTGTGCCAAAGCAGTTTAGTAATGAGCTTGAAGTGACCATGAAAGACTACTCTGCAATGCTTCAAGTTTCTCGACTTGTAAACACGGCAAATGGTGGTACTTTGGAATGGCCAACAGTTGATGACACAGCTCAAGGTGGCGAATGGGTAAGCGAAGGCAATGCAGTAACTGTTGCAGATATGACTTTTGGGCAAAAAACATTCAGCGACTACACGGTAGCTACTTTGGCTAAAGTTTCATTCCAGCTATTGAATGACGAAGCAGTTAATCTTACCGGAGAGCTTGCAACTATGTTTGCTGAAAGACTTGGCAGAACTCTAAATGCTGCTTTCACAACTGGCGATGGATCTGGTAAGCCTACTGGATTTGTAACTGATGCCAGCACAGGTGTAACAGGTACCGCAAGTGTGATTACAAGAGCTAACCTGCTTGATTTGATTCACTCAATTGATCCAGCATACCGCAGAAGCCCAAATGCAGCTTTCATGATGAATGACGCTACTTTGGCAGCGATTAAAAAGCTATCCATTGCAAGTGGTGATGACAGACCATTGTGGGTTCCTTCTATGAGAGATGGCGCACCTGATACCATTGAAGGATTCAGATATGCCATTAATCCAGATATGGCCAACTTGGGTACTGCTACTAAGCCTGTTGCTTTCGGTGACTGGTCAAAATACATTATCCGATCTGTAGGAACTCAAACACTACTAAGATTGAATGAAAGATACGCAGATAGCTTGTCAAGTGGATTCTTGCTTTATGGCAGATTTGATGGTAAGCTTTTGAACACAGCTGCAATTAAAATATTCCTAAACAGCTAATTATGGCAGATAAAGGCATTGAAGTAATTATTTTGCATTCTGTTGCCGGCCCTAACCATCTAACTTTTGGCAAAGGTGAGCAGGTTATCCTGCCCACCGAAATTGCCTTAGAGTGGATTAATACAGGTCTTGCTGAAAAGGTGCATAAAAAAGAGCCTGCGATTCCTAAATCAACATCTAAGAAAGGTAAATAAAGATTCATGGCTTTTACTATTGCGAGTGATTCAGGGGCGTTAATTGTAAGCCTTTCAGATGTTAAGCAACATTTGAGAGTAGAGATCGCTGACGATGATGCCCTGATCACCGCTTTGATACATGCTGCAAGGGAGAAGATCGAAAACTATTGCAACATTGCTTTGACGGCAAAAACGGTGCATGAGTTTTTTGATGTATTCCCGGCAATGATTGTCCAAAGGCCAAACGCTGAATTTTACTTGAAAGTGAATAGAGTTGAATCAGTTACCTCTATTCAATACTATGAAGATGTAGAAAGCGACACGCTGACTACAATAGACAGCGCAGATTACATTTTAGACAATGCCAGTCAATACGCCAGAGTAGCTCCAAGAATCGGCGTTAAATGGCCATTAGAAGATGGTAGAATTAATGGTGTAAAGATTATTTACGAAGCAGGATATTCAGATGTAGCCGATATTCCTGCGCCAATAATTCAATCAGCTAAATTGATGATCTCTGACTGGTACGAAAGAAGAGAAGACAGACTTTACCAAATGCAGTCAACTGGCTTTATATTGCCAAGAGTATCTGAAATGCTTTTAAAACCATATAGAATATACCAATGGACTTAAAAGGCGAGCAGATAGGTACATTGAGGGAGAGGGTA